TAACACATTCTCTTTTATTATTTCAACAGGAACCTCCTTAATCACTTCTTTTTCAACCACTTGTATTACTTTAACTTCTTTGATTATTTCAACAGGAACTTCAACGTATTTAACAACTTCAATAATTTCTTTTGTGTGGTTACCAGTTGGTGTCTCACCATACTTTAACAATGAAAACCCTCTATTGAAGGTTTCCAGTGCTAACTTATCTATATTGACTATTTTGTTTAATTCACAATATTGAATAAACTCATTATCCAAGATTAACGTGCTCTTCGGTTTCATTTTCTATGTCTTTGATATCGTTTATTCTAAAATGTAAGAATGGTTGTTCGTTTGGTAAATCATGAAATGTATATTCATTTGTTACAACATCATATATTCCATATCCGTGATGTTTAACCGTCTCTCCAAAGTTTTGTTGTATAAGACTACCAACCATAATTGCGTGTCCTCCGTTTGGTAATGTGAATTGTTGTCTCTTGTGAATATCTCCACATAATAATAAATCCAAATCAACAAAGTTTAATTGGTCATACGCATCTTCAAACTCATAACCTAAGTCAGTTGATAACCCCATAATAGGTCCGTGGAATAATCCAACAGTTAACTTAGTTTCATCTTTAGTAAATTCTGGTCGAGCGTTATGTTCATACAATGAATATACAACCCAATCGATGTTTTCATCTTTATATACACCACTATGTTGGTAATAAACAATAGTTGGGTCATCTAATAGTTGAACTACGGGAGTTATACTATCCATACGTTGCGTGTTGTTCTCCAAGAAATCGTGATTGCCAGGTATGATAACAACTTTACCATATTTTGATAATTCCTTTAGGAACCAACTTGTTAATAATAACTGTTCATTAGATATGTTTATCTTTTGGTGACTTAAATCTCCTGCAACAACAATACGAATTTCTTCATATTGGATACCTTCTTGATGCCATATGATATTGTGTTCTCTTATTTCATCTATTAATGTTTCAAATTGTTCTTTATACAAATCATGCATTTGAATTGTACGAATATGTAAATCGGCAATATGTATTATTTTTTTGACCATCTTGAAATATATTTTGATAAATCCATTGTAAGGATTGCATTTGTTATTTGTGGTGGAACTTTATATTCGGTGAATGTCCCATCTTCTTTTAATAGAACTATAACTCCACCTAATAATTTTGTATCGGAATATTTTGTTCCTTCTAACATCTTACGCAATAATCTTCCGTATAAGGGTAGTTGTAAATAATAATGTCCTAAGGCATTATCGTGGTAATTGTTAAATGGTGGATATAATTTACCGGTGTAATGATGTACTTCAAAGTTCTTAGGTTTATTACTTTTGTAATCTGTGATTACAAATCCAAAACCATTTTTTTCTTTATTTTCCATTAACCATACTTTATCAGGTTGACCGGTTATTTGTTCTTCTGGATCACCTAAAACTATTTCTGTATCTAATAATACCCCTCTTCTTTCGTTCATCGTATCAAGAAACTTTTTACCCGCTTCTATCATACTATCACTTTTACGTTGTTGTTCCTCATTAATTTCAAATATCGGTTGTCTAACTTCTTTGTAGTTTCCGTATCTATCAATTAATTCACGTTCCAATTCATAATGAACCCGACTACCCATATTGGTTGATAAGTCACCGGCTTCTTTCCACTCAGCAAGTAATTGTGACTGTCCTTCGGGGTCACCCTTAGACATCCTAAGTGCCATACCTTCAGCGTCAAAAGGTTTATGAAATTTTTTAATGATTTTAGAAACAGACGGAAAATTGGATTTAATAATTCCATCAACATCTTTCATATAATAGATGTGTTCTTCCTCAACAAATGTTAATTCTAATTCTTGTCTTCTTTTTTCTAATAATTCTCTTATCTCTAATGAGATGTCTTTTAAATTCATTAATCTAATTGTTTTATTTTATAATTTTCTAATTTTCCTTCTAAATCGGCAATGTCCTGTTCTCCTTCTAATTTAATTGCGTATACTCTACCCATTAATTTACCACAATTTAATTTATGGTATAATCTCTCAGCATCATTCCAAGCATCTGGGTCAAGAACAATAATTATTTTTCCCTTTGCTTTAGTATATAATTTATTGAACAATGTTTCACTCATGAACTTACCTAACAACGGTATTGCATTTGGGATGAAAATACTATCAAAAGCACCTTCAACTATGTATATGTTTTCTTCCCAATTAATTAGATATTCATTAAATATAATTAGTTCTTTCTGAGCCTCAGGATTTTTATATTTCATTTTGGTTCTATTCAAATAAGAACGAGCAATAAAATAATTTAATCTTCTTTCTTCATCATATGATGGTATTATAATCCTATTTTCATAAATCCCTCTATAACAAAACCCAATATTATACATCTGTAACATTAAGTCCGTTATGTTCCTTTTCTTAATGTAATTAAACGCTTGTTTATATTCAGGAGTAAGTTTTAATCCCATACTCGCATTTTTAAATGGAATAAAATCTATTGGTAATTTAACTGGTCTATAAACCCTTTTACTACCATCTTCATTTTCTTCGGGTCTTAATATTAGATATTTTTTTAATTGTTTAGGATTGCCAAACTTCTTAATTAATTTATGTATTGACCCGTGAGTTTCGTTCGTTTCCGCACAAACCCAACATTTATAAACACCGTATTTGTAATTGATTTCTAAATTACCTTTTCCATCACCCTTATCTAATCCTTTTATGTCATATGAACATACAGGACAATCAAAAGACATCTGACCTTTATAGTCATTATGCATGTTACACTCACCCAAAATATCTTCGAGAATTTCTATAACAGGAGAATAGTCAACTTCTTGATTTACCATACTGTAGAAATATATAAAAAAAAATCGATAAAAAAAAATGAGCAAAAAAGTGGGGAATTCGACACCACCCGAATCCCCCTTCCAACTAAACATGTATTTTAACTCATGTCCCGTCTTCTTTTATAAGTATATGATAAACAAACCGTAAAGTAAAATCTTAGTTGCCGGATTTTTCTAATTTGTTCATATTAACATAACCAATCACACAAGTTGCTGCGTCAGCCATATCATAGTTCTCTTTTTTAAGGGCTCCCGTTTTACCGTATAACCAATTAACATCAGGACAAACCGCATTAACATGTTCCCAAATTACATGTTTCTTATCTATGTCTCTTGGGTAACCACCAAATAAAACGTTACGTCCTTTATCATTTGGACCAACTAAATCTGGAAATGCGTATTTTCTTGAATTGTATGTTGAAATAAATGTTGGTAAAACTCCCAACACATCATAACATGATTTGAGAATCAATGTGTTATATCTTAATAATGTTCCTATTGTGTATACATTATTTGATTGTAATAATGGTTCTTCTATGATAACTCTAGTTATTCCCACATTCTTATATCCCTCTAATTGTTTTTTAAAAGCTTCAGCCTTTAAAATTAATTCTTCAATCTTATCCTCAGGTTGGGGTTTGATTTTTGGGGAGAAATGTGTTAACTCCAATAGTTTAGAACCACTTATATCAAATAAAGCAAAACCTATGGTTTTTGTGCTAATGTCCAAACCAAGAATTTTTGGTCTGTTCTTTAATTTTACATCTATACTCATATAACAATATATAATGAATATTTTTAGAAATGTAAAGCTTTAGAAATCAAGTTTAACAGAAATAACTTGGTTACCGACTCTGGTGGTGGGTGATGAAAGTTTACCAATAACCAATGTTTCTTTATTAGAGTTTAATAAAGCAACTTCTGTTATTTTAGGTGTACAATTTGAACAAGTTGGATTTTGAGATGTGTTAAATTTAGTATCTGGTAAGTTAACCAAGAAATTCATTTCTTGTATATCAGTTGCTCTAACTACATTGATTGTAACTCCTGTGGTTCCACCTGTGTATGTTACTTCATTACCAAAAGAACTTAAAGATGATGTGTATGTTGTTACATCATCATATTTGGTTTGATTAATGGTAAAAGTAAATCCCGTTTTTAAATCGTTTATTGAACTTAATTCACTAGTATAGTTTCTTATTTTCCAAGAGTTAAATGATGGTCTTACTCCATTATTAGTTAGTTGGTATAATATATGAAACTGTGTTGCGTCATATCCATTATTTAAATGTTTAAATCCTCCGGTATCAAATTTAACTGTTATATTTTCTGGATTTGTTGTACCAGTAACTTTCATAAAATAATTACAAGGTAAGTCTCCCGATACTGTTCCTCCACTTAAAAGATATGTAACCCAAATTGTTTTTCCTGTAGTTAAATCTGTAATTGAATTATCAGTTGTTACAACTGTGTTTACTTTTGGTGCGGTTAATGTATAATTCTTAGTTGACCCTGTATCTAATGCAGTTACAATTTCCTCATCATCAAAAACAACTATTTTTTGATTATAAAATACTTTACCAACTTTATTTGCGGTTGTTCCTGTACTATCTAACAAATATCTATATTCCAATTGAAAATCTGTATTATAAGCACTTTCAACTGTATTTGTTGTGCCGGTACTACTCATATAAAAAGTGGCTCCTGTTGTTGCACTTGATGATCTATGGTACATTAAATTTGGTATCGTAACATTAAAATAATTAATATCACTTACCGCTCCACTTGTTATTCCTGTATATGTGCTTATATAATCATCATATTTAAAAAATCTATAAGGGTCATTTGTTATACCTGATTGTGAATAATGTAAAATCGCAATACATTTTTGTTCTTCTGGAACAATTTCAACTTGTTCTCCAGATGTATTAACTATTGTTGTACCTGTAATTGTTCCCCCCGTACTATTTAAAAATGTTTGTCCTGAAGAAGATGTGTAACCTAAATAATTTTTTACACCTGTGTATTTGTTACTCTCATAACTAATTAATTCTCTATCATTAACACCTGTTGGTTTTACATCCCAAACAACATTTGATGTCCATCCACTATCTGTTGCCATAACATTTCTACATGGTACTGATTCACTATCAGGACTATCAATTGGTATACCATAAGTTGTTGTTCCACTTGTATACCATAATGGATATTTAATGTTTGTATTTTTATCAAGAGGAGATAAAACATTTTGTGTTTTACCTGTCAAATTATAGTTATATTCAGAATCACCAATGGAGAAATAGCTGATTAAAAAATCACCTTTAGCAATGGCATTTCTACCTGCTTTTGTTAATCTTGCTGAAACTGTAGGTGTAAATCCTGTATTTAAGAAACTCATATTTTATAAGTATTTATTTTTTTATTTTTATATATTATCCACATTGGTAATTATCGGCATCTCTATTAACCGCATCTACCCCATATCTTGGTTTTAAGTATGTGTATTTGGATCTATTAAAAATATTATTTTCAATCAGATTTCCGCCACTCCATAATGTTGTTGCTGGAATAAATTGTTCAAGAATTTGAATCCAATAAGGACTCATTTTATTGATAAACTCTGTTAAAGAAGTAAAATTATAAGGAACAAAATTAGTATTAGTAATATATTCATTATATAACGTTTCTAAATCAAAATAAGTTTTATAATATCTTGAACTATTAGAATTTGTTATTACATTATTTAAAACTTCATTTATAAAATCAGCAAAAGATACTTCAGATGTAAAATCACTTGTAAGACCACCAAATTGTAATTCTAAATTTCTTGATTGTCTATACACATCATAATTAACAACTTCTGAAGGTGATAGAAAAACATTAATATTTTTTCTATTTAAAATTACTTTAGAATCATAATCACTTTCACTAATATTTGTTTTTTGATTATCTAATTTTGAATCTAAACTAAATCCATAGTCTAATCCTGGTAGTTTTCTATAATAGTTATAATACTCTTCTCCATATGAATAATCTTTCGCTTTAGTTTTAATTGTCTTTGTTCTACCTGTTAGTACGTATTCACCGTTAATTGTAGTTCCACTAGATTTACTCTCATCAATTACATCTGAAGACCTATGGTCTAAAGTTAAATCATACCAACCAGCTCCTTTTTGGAAAAATATATCTTCACTTGTGTTTGTTATTTTTCTTGGTAATCCATCATCATCAACAGGATATTCACTTCTTGTTAAATTTGTAAACCCTGTAATTGAACCGGTATTAAAAACATAACCCGTTTGTGTTCCTCCTGCAATATTTGTAAATGTTGTTCCTGTGGAAGTTGCTCCCGTTATTACGGTATTTATTTTTGTTCCTCTTATTAAACTATCTAAATCATCTTGTGCACCTGCATGTAATTTATGTTTAACATTATAAACATATTCATTAATTTTAATCATTGGTTCAGGAGCACCTAAAAATTTTAGAAAAAATTCTATTGAGTTTCTTGTTCCTTTTGATTTATAAATGTGAGCTAAATTAACTAATAATCTTCTATAAAATTCATGTTCCGCATCTACCAATGTTTTACCGATAGATAATCCTGAATACATACTATCTTGTCTAGTGTATAATGTATCCTCAAAACTTACCTCGTTAAATAATTTTGCAGTGTTTAATCCTAATGTTTGTGAAAGATTTTTTAATAATAAATCAGGAACATTGTTTATACTATCATAACTTACATGTCTCATGAATGCAATGTTATCTATGTATTTTTTTACCCTATCAAAACTTTGTCCATATAACTGAAAAATGGTCTCAGCCTTTTTATCATTCGTATCAAATTCAAATAACTGAGGTGCTGCTAAAAATCTAACAACTAAATTAGATTTATAATCGTCGATTTCATCCGCAACATCACTTAGTTTTGAGATGTAATCATCATAATCTAAACCAATTGTTTGTAAATTCCACCCATCTATCGCCAATGGCCAAGATATTTCAATACTTACAATATCTTCGGCCGTGTTTTCAGTATTATCTCTTGGTACTTTAAAACTCGCCTCATATTTTGGGTTGGTTTCTCTATTAAGTAATAATTCTTCTAAATCATCTAAATTATTAAAAAACTCTTCAGTAAGTCCATTATTGGGTCTTATTAAAAAACTATCTGTAATTCCTGAATTATTTCCAAATGGTTTACCATTGACTTTTAAAATGATATTTGTATTTGAGGTTGGTTCAACATAATTTATTATGTCATATGTTTCCCCATTATAATCAATTACATATTTTTTAAATGTTGAATAAAAATTCCTAAAACTATTATCACCATCACTTATTGCAACACTCTGTGGTTCAATAATTACTATGTCAAATGGATTATAAACTCCCGATTTCTCAATTTCAAATTGTGTTGTTTTTGATACTGAATCGTAAACTATATTTTGTGCTGTGTAATCTGAAATTCTAACTGGTGTTGTTGGGTCAACATATAAAGCGGATGGGAATTTTTTAATGATTTTTGAAATCGAAACTCTTAGTCTTTCTTTTAATGAACCAAATAAAGATTTACCTGCATCATCTATTCCACCTTTAAATTTAATTTTTTCACTTCTATCTGATACCTCTTCTTTTAAAGAATCTAAAGTTAAAAAATCTGAAAATGGTTCGGTTTTAAAATCTTTATTATCTCTTTCAGGTATAACTCTATCAATAGCAAAGTTGGTATTAGTAAGCTGACTACTACCGTCGGTAATTTGTACACCGACTAAACTATCACTAAATGTTTGTAAACCATTTGCCGCTTGACTAGGTACCTTTGTAAATTTTGCCATTATTCAGTAATATTGTTAAAGTCTAATGTCTCATCAATGATATCTCTCTCCTCTCTAACCTCATACATTGTTTCATTGAATTCGTCTTTAACTTCATACAAGTTATATTGTTTATAAATGTTATTTGTCTCATCATAGATTGTGTAGATACCAGGAGTAATCGCTTTAGTTTGATTACCATATAATGCATGTGCTAATGTACTTGCATCATGTTGAACCATATCAATCTCTATTGTTGTTGGATTAAAAAATGTATTTGTTAAAATAATATTTTGTCCTGGTTGTCCAATAAAAGGAACCACATTAGGTCTACTTGATGGTGATGAGGATGGTGTTATGGTTAAAAAAATAAGGTTTGACGTTTGGTCAGTATATTGATATCTAATTGCTTTATCTGTTGAGTTAGATAAATTAGAAACAATTGGTAAACAATAAAAAGATGATGTTACTACTCTATAAAAATTTGGTATCTTTTTATTTAAATTATCAATATATTCAATTCTATATCCAACTAATCCCTGTGGTGTAAATCTATTTCTATATGCCGATGGTACGTTATTTAAATCAATAACTAATCCTCTTACTGAAGGTAATGAAGCTAAAACTCCACAATCCGTTATTGAGGTTCTAATTTGTTTTGGTCTAAGATGTAATGTATAAATCCCAAGTTCTGAAAAATTTTCAGCTTTTAATTTTAAATTATACAATCCACCCAATATTTCAGTATTCTGAGCATCAACCTCATCTGTTGTATTTGCATTATGATATATAGGTGTCAAAATATCCTCTGCATTTAATTTTGTAAGTGTTACGGGTGCCGTAGTCGTTCTACCTGAAGTGTAGTGATAAAATATCTCTACGTCCTCTGGTGATACGTCTGCGGGTCTTACAATACCATATGATCCTACTGCCATCTTTTTTTATTAATAAATATAAATCTTATTGTTTTTTTACTTTAAAAAATCCTCCTCCATACACACCAAGTTCTCCCATATTATCAACTTCACCCAATCTTAGGTTCACTTCCATAACTCCCTGTTTTCCCCTTTCAACAAAAACATCCGAATAAACGGTTGGTTGTTCCACAAAACCTAAGAAATGTTCATTTCTAGTTAATATGGCATCGAATACTTCTTCTTTTGTAAATCCTGTGGTATTTCCCGTAACCATGGTATAACCGTCCGCATAATCCCTATATTGCAACGTTCCAGTGACAGTTGACCCAACATGTGATAATGTGTAACCCGTAAAACCTACACCGTCTGATGATGAACCAGAGGTTAATGTTTGGGTATACCCCGTGGATCCGTATTTCTTTAATTCATCAATCCTACTACCTCCAATACCTAAATAAGTAAATTCGGTATTTCCTGTATATGGATATGTGGGTGTTTGACCTAATGTTGTGTTATCATTAGAATATAATCCTGAGTCGTAAAAATTTAAAAAATTTTGTGTTACTCCAGTTACTGGTGAATATGTGCCATTCTCCAAAAGAAAAGATGGAATAACAAATGACATCGTTGCAAAACTACCTGAATTTGACATATTAAACTTTATACACTAGTAAATATCTTTACAATGTATTTGGTATAATATAAACAATTAATAACTTTTAATAAACTGTTAAGATTAAAGACCTGCCACCCAATAATAATTAACATTTCTTGATAAACCATTAGGTAGGTATGTTACTTTATATATTGAAGTATTAGTTGATGAGTCATAAGAGTAACTATTTCTCGTATAACCATAAATTTGGAAATCACCTACAATCGTTGGGTGTGCAATTACTTCTAAAGTTAATAGTGGTCCGTATGTTGTAATTACACCGTCAGATCCCGTTGTTGATACGTGATTTGCGGAAAAATCAGAAGCACTCATAAATGAATATGCGGTGAAATCACCAATTAACGTATATAAGTCACCGCTATTAATATCAAATGAATTAGGAGATCCTCCAAATGTTGCTGGATCTATTATTCCAGGTCTATATGTTTGTAATGCTGATGATGATACATCAATATCTGCTGAACTACTACACGTGCCAGTACTTGTTGCTCTAACAGTAACATCTCCCGGATTTACAGTTACATTATATCCCGAAATTAATGACGCTCTCGACACCCCAGTTGCGTATGATGTCGACGTACCCAAATAATTGATAATTGATATTGTAAAATTATCAGGTGTGATTGCGGAACCTAATCCTGTTCCTGTTATTGTTACTACTGCCATATTCTATAAATATTTGTTTTTATTATTGTTTTTAACGGTAAATAATATTTCCATTACCTGAACATCCACCAACTAATATGATACTTCCGTTTGTCATAATTCTACCATAATTGTCACCATCGGAGAAATATGCGCCACCTCCATTATATACTCCTCCAGTTTCTGTACTGTAAGCAATGTATCCCTCATCAAAATATCCTGTTTCTGTATAAATTGTTACATCGAACATTGCACCTTGATCTAAGTTATAACATGCACTTCCGGCGGTTGAATTACCACCAGCAGCACCTGTTCTTAATAGTACCATTGAGTATATTAGAGCACAAGTTACTTCAACGGCAGTTGAATTAGTTACACAACCGTTAGCGTCCGTTACCTGTAACCAATAATAACCACAAGATAATCCTGTGACATTAATAGATGGAGAACCCGATGTTACACCTGTATATGTTGCAATTAAGTTATCGGTTGGGTAATTGTTATATGGTGATGCCGTATCTTTATATAACCTATATGTTTTATTCCAAGTTCCACCAGCAGATGATATTGTTAATGACCCATCATCATTTGCTGCAGTTGCACCTAAAACACTACTTATTGATGCCGTTTGTTGTGTTGGTTGTGTAATTTGAATTGTGTAATCTTTATAACATGTTTCATCAAAGTTATAAACCCTAAATGTGTAGTATCCTGCACTTAAAGTTAGTAAAGCGGAATATGATGTTCCAACATTATATCTAGTACCTGCGGTATTATAAAAATTAGATCCGTCGTTAAATCTAAAGAATGTATTTGTTGTTGATGGTCCCGAAGTGGATACGGAACCAGCACCGCCGTAACATAATACATTTGTTACTGAAAGACTAGCATTAGGTGTGTTGTTTACTAAACTATAACTTTGTAATGATTGTGATTCACATCCATTACTATCTTTAACTCTATAATAGAATATCTCATTTCCTAAATTATTAAATGTTGTATCTGATTGGTACGACGCACCATTATTAATACTATATGTGTATGAACCTGTACCACCTGAACCTGCAATTGTTAAACTACCATTTGTGCTATCCCAACATGTTGGATAAGATGCACTTGATACACTTGCAGTAACCGCAGCTGGTATTGTAATATATTCACTATACTCAGTTACACATGGTGTGCTATCTTTTACATAAACATATTTAGTGCCGGTTGTTGAGTATGAATATGTTTGTGGTGCATTTAACCATTCTCCATCGGATCCGTTTCTAACTTTATATCCCGTACCTGAACCACCTGTTGGACTTGATATTGTGATTGAACCAGAACCATTACTACATGTTGGATTACTGTATGTAACAGTTGCGGTTACTTGTGAAGGTTCGGTTACAACAACTCCATATGAAAACTCACAATCATCTTTATCTCTAAGAGAAATATTGTATGTACCTCCTCTTAATCCGGTCCAAACTAATGCTAAACCATTCCAATTAGTCCAAGCACCGTCACCTAATTTATATTTGTAAGTTCCTCCATTTCCACCACTTATTGAGTTTATAGTTATTGAACCTTGTGCAAATGTTTCGGGAGCCGAAACAAAATAACAAGTCAAATTAGTAACACTATATTCCATTGCGGGATGTGATTTAGATAACGTTACACTGTCTGAAAACGCAACACATCCACCATCTGAAACCATTACCCAATATGTTCCCGTTGTTTTACCTGTAAATGTTCCCGTTGCCTGTGGACTTCCATAACTGATACCGTCGGTACTAATATAATATGTAAGACTTGCGGCACCACCTGATGCTGTGGCAACAACTGAACCCGTTCCACCCGTATAACATGTTGGGTGATTTCCTACCGCCAATGATACGGTTATTTGTGCTGGTTGTGTTACTGTTACTGAATACCAATCACTTTCACAATTAGACCCGTCTTTTATTTTATAATAATAAGTTCCTGCTGGTTTACTACCATATGACCTACTAGTTGTGGTGACTTGATAAGTTCCTCCTGATTGTACATTAACATCACTAAGTTTAATCGAATATGTTCCCCCTTGTCCTCCACCCATGGAAGAAATCACAATAGTTCCTGATGAATTACCATAACAATCAACATTAGTAACACTAGTCGATGCAGATGGTTGACTTCTAGCTAAATCAATTACAAAAACAGATGAAATACAACTTGGTGTATTTCTATCTCTTATTTTAGCGTAATAATATCCGCTAGATAAACTATCAAATGTTGCCCCTGTTTGCCATGTTCTACTAGCATTAGATGTGTCGGTATTTAATGAAATTGAGTAATCATATGTACCTGACCCGCCAGATGGTGATAATATTATTTGTCCCGTTGAACCTGTCCAACATGTTGGTATTGTTGTTGAAGATGTTGTTACACTAAGTTGTGTTGGTTGTGTTACTGTGGTTGATGCTGATCCAACCTCTCCAAAACTATCTTTAGCGTATATTATATAACTATCCGCAGCTAAAGATGAGAATGTACTACTTACTTGGTAATTTGTTCCATCTTTAGAGTATGTATAATTTGCAGTACCTCCAGCAACACTACTTACAACGATTGAGCCTGTTCCACCATAACATGTTGCATTAGTGGTTGTTAACGATGGTGTTATTGTTACATCGGTTATTGATATTGTTATTGTTTCATCATATGTTAAACTTGTACTATCAGTTACTCTTACTCTAATCGAATATGAATTTTTTACCTCATAGTTGAATACTGCCGCACTTTTTAATACACCCGAAGCAATTGAAAAACTATCGTTGTCTGTATAAGTTCCACTATCATATAATACATATGTCATTACACCACCTTCAGGGTCCGTTGCTGAGAATGTACCTATTGTTGTTCCTGTTGGTACATTTTCGGATATTGAATAAGAACTTAATGCAATATCTGTTGGTGCTTCATTTACGTTTGTAACTGTAATTGTAAATGTTCCTTCATAATATAATCCACCTGCGTCAGTTGTTCTTACTCTTATAGAATATGAATTTTTAGCCTCGTAATTAAATACAGATGTATTTCTTAAATTGGCTCCACTAATATTAAATGATGTGTTATCTGTGTCACCAGTACCCGCAACTAAACTATATGTAAATGTATCTCCACTATCAACATCAGATGTTGAGAATGTACCAATTGTTGTATCTGTGGTAGTATTTTCTGCTTGTGATGAATTACTTAATGATAATGCATATGGTGTTTCATTAACATTATTTACAGTAATTGTAAATTGTTTTTCGGTAAATTGTCCAATACCATCTGTACTTCTAACTCTAATTGAATATGAAGTTTTCACTTCATAGTTTGGAACAAATGCATTTTTTAATGATGAACCTGATATTGTAAAACTACCATTGTCATCATTTCCTGTACCTGTAACTAATGTGTATGTGTATGTATCACCAGTATCTATACTTGTTGAACTAAACGTACCAATAGTTGTTCCCGTTGCGGTATTTTCATTTATTGAACTATTACTTAATGAAATATCCGTTGGTGGATAATTAGGTGTCGCCGTTGGTGTCGGTGTAGGAGTTGGTGTTAATACAACAACCGATAAACCAAACTGACAAATTATTGTTGGTGTAACTGTTGGAGTTATTGTGTTGGTTGGTGTAACTGTTGGAGTTATTGTGTTGGTTGGTGTAATTGTAACTGTTGGGGTGATTGTCGGTGTTACAGTATTTGTTGGGGTTACTGTATTAGTTGCCGTTACAGTTGGCGTTGGTGTCGGCGTTGGTATCACATAACAATCTCCTGTTTCTAAAATTCTAATGTTAGCAATTGGATAATAATTAACATCGTCCTGTGAACCTTTTAAAGATTTATATACAATTGGTTG